TTAGGATCTGTTGATACTCTTGTATCTGCAGCAAAACTCAGATCCTTAGTATATGATGATCCGATTAAATCCAATGCAGGTTTAGACATTTATGAAGAACCGCAAAAGGATCATAATTATGTTTTAACAGTAGACGTAGCTCGTGGTGTAGAAAAAGACTATTCAGCATTCACTATTTGCGATACGACAGCATTTCCATATCGTCTTGTAGCAAAATACAGAGACAATCAAATAAAACCGATGTTGTTTCCTAGCATCATCAAAGATCTTGCAGTTGCTTACAATAAAGCATATATTCTTGTAGAGGTCAATGACATTGGAGAACAAGTTGGTCAGATTCTCCATATGGATTTGGAGTACGATAATGTTCTCATGTGTACTATGAGAGGTCGTGCAGGACAATTGGTTGGTCAGGGATTTTCAGGAAAGAAATCTCAGATGGGAGTTAAGATGTCCAAAAATGTCAAAAAGATTGGATGTATGAATCTTAAGACATTAATTGAAGGTGATAAACTTGTTATTAAGGATTATGATACTATTAGTGAATTGACAACTTTTATCCAAAAGTCTAATTCATTTGAAGCTGAAGATGGTTGCAACGATGACCTTGCAATGTGTCTTGTAATTTTTGCATGGTTGATTGCACAACCATACTTTAAAGAAATGACAGATAATGATGTTCGTAAAAGATTATATGAAGAACAAAAAAATCAAATTGAACAAGACATGGCTCCATTTGGATTTATTTCCGATGGTTTAGATGGTGGCGAAAGTTTCGTAGATGGAGATGGAGATCGTTGGCACATTGATGAATATGGAGATAGATCCTTTATGTGGGATTATCAATAATGGACATAGATGACCAATTTGAATTAGAACACTTATTTCTCACTGAAAGAAAATGTAGAGTTTGTGGAGAAATTAAAGATCTTATCGATGGATTTTATTTGACCCGTAGTGATAGAGGTCACTTACCTTCTGCATATTCATATGAATGTAAAGAGTGTACTAAACAGAGAATTATTAGTAATAGAAAACAAAAGTCAACAAATTTATACTGGCAATATCCAGATTGGTAGTGTTCATTGGCGATTTCCCCAATATAAAGTTAGCAAATAATAAATATTTGTAGTTAAGTTGAACTTCTTCAGAGGGAAAGACATGGCGCTAAACTTAGTATCACCTGGCATAAAAGTTCGAGAAGTTGATCTTACTGTAGGTAGAATTGATGCAGTAAACGATCAAGTAGGTGCTTTTGCTGGTCCTTTTGTGAAGGGTCCAGTAGGAGAACCAGTTCTCATTGATACCGAACAGGATTTATTGAACACCTTCGGTAAACCATCAAATTCAGATAGTCAGTTTGAATACTGGTTAACTGCTTCATCGTACCTTTCATATGGAGGAACTTTACGAGTAGTTAGAACGGATTCTAATAATTTACTAAATGCAAATTATCCCGTATCTACTGCTGTTGATCTAAAAATCACCAGTCAGGAAGATTTCATTAACAATCATGCCACAGACAGTGATTGGATTTTCGCAGCCAAAAATCCAGGATCTTGGGCGAATGGACTCAAAGTTTGTGTTATTGATGCTTTTGCAGACCAAAGAATAGCGATTGGAACTTTTGGAGTTTCTGCAGGATTTGCGATTACTTGTTCAATTGGAACTAGTTATGCTACTGCTGCTGGAACAGTTGAAACTTTCGATGGTTATGTAAAAGGCATCATCACTAAAGTAAATACGGGTAGTATTGATGTTAAAGTTGTAAGTCTCCACAATAATTTCACTGGTCTTGCAACAGAAATTTCTTATACTGCATCTGGACTAAACAGATTCCCAGATGGTGAAGGAAATTACTATCAAATATTCAATAATGTTGGAACTGCAACTTCAATTGAAAAATTCAGATTCCCAGGAAACACAACCATTGGTATTGGATCAACAACGATTACATTCCCAGCAACTCAAATTCCAGCGGGACTTGTCAATGTTGGTGATTTAATTCAGAGTGAAAATGGAGCTTTATCTGCAAGAGTAGTTGCTATCAGTACAGGTCAAATTCTGATTGATTCTGCATCTCCAGTATCATACGCATCAACCACTTTAATCGTAAGATATACGAGAAATGTTACCGATGGAACATTAGGATTTGGTGAAGGTTTATTTGCCACTGAAAGTAATGTCTCCGTTGATTGGTATGATCAACAAACTTTAGGATTATCCAATTCTACAGTTTATTGGAAGTCTATTGCACCAAAACCAGGAACATCACAATATTCTAAAGAAAGAGGTGGAAAAAATGATGAGTTACACGTTGTTGTTGTAGATGAAAGTGGTTCAATCACCGGAACTTCTGGTAATATCCTAGAAAAGTATACAAATCTTTCAAAAGCTACTGACGGAAAAATCTCTCCTTCTGAAAATATTTACGTTAAGAATTACCTCTCAAATGTATCTTCATACATTTTTGCTGGTGCTAGTGACTCAGTTACTGGAGTTAAATTTACCACAATTAATGGATATGTGCAAGTTAGTGGGGGAACAATAGCTTCTGGTCAACAAGCTTCTGGAGTTAACTTTGGATGTTATGGAAATAAGTCTTATTCACTATCAAATGGATATGACTATTCCTCTGCCAATGGAGGAATGGCAGCTTCACTAGGTGATGTTTTAAGTTCATATGAACTATTCAGAAATCCCGTAGAATATGATATCAACTTCCTAATTGCGGGTCCTGATAGTGGAGACACTCTATTTGATGCACAAGCAAAAGCAAATAGATTAATTGATATTGTAGAAAATAGAAAAGATTGTATTGCATGTATTTCTCCAAGAAAGTCTGGAGTTGTTAACGTTACAAATAGTGATTTACAAACAGATAACGTTATCAAGTTCTTTGATGCTATTAGTTCTTCATCATATGCAGTGTTTGATTCTGGTTACAAGTACATGTATGACAGATTCAATAATGAGTTTAGATATGTTCCATTGAATGGTGATGTTGCCGGACTAATGGCAAGAACATCTATCAATAACTACCCTTGGTTCTCTCCAGCAGGATCCTCAAGAGGTGTAATTAATAATGCTATTAAACTTGCTTTCAATCCATCTCAAGCACAAAGAGATTTACTCTATCCTAGGAGAATCAATCCCGTAGTATTCTCACCAGGCGCTGGAATAATTCTTTTCGGTGATAAGACTGGTCTCGCTAACGCTAGTGCTTTTGATAGAATCAACGTTCGTCGTTTGTTCTTAACTATCGAAGATACCATCTCTAGAGCCGCGAGAGCTCAACTCTTTGAATTCAATGATGTTATTACCAGAACAAACTTTGTAAACATTGTTGAACCATATCTCCGTGATGTTAAGTCAAAGAGAGGAATTACAGACTTCCTAGTTGTTTGTGATGAATCAAACAATACTCCAGATGTAATTGACGCAAATCAATTTAGGGCTGACATTTTCATCAAACCTGCAAGATCGATTAACTTTATTGGTCTTACTTTTGTTGCTAACAGAACTGGTATTAGTTTTGAAGAGGTTGTTGGAACCGTTTAATTTTTTTAAAACATCAATCCCTACAGAGGTAAAAAAATGGCATTTTCAAATACCCCAAGTTTCGGCTCCAGAACTTTAGAAGACTTTAAAGCAAGGTTAATTGGTGGAGCAGCTCGTCCAAATCTTTTTGAAGTTGAATTAAACTTCCCATCATTTGCGACTGAAGCAAATACAAATGCAAATACAGATCAAACTAGAACTGTAAGTGAACTTTCCAGATTTATGATCAAATCTGCAAATCTACCTGCATCAAATGTTGGTGTTATTGAAGTTCCTTTCCGTGGAAGAACTTTAAAAATTGCAGGAGATAGAACCTTCGATGTTTGGACAATCACAATCATTAACGATGTTGATTTTTCAATCAGAACAGCTTTTGAAAAGTGGATGAATGCAATTAACAAGCACGATGATAACACTGGATTAATTAATCCAGCTCAATATCAAAGAGATGCTATTGTAAAACAATTTGGCAGAACTTCAGTTTCATCTGCTCAATCTAATGTTATTTCTCCTGTTACTGCTAGAGCTGGAGATGCAATTCCAGTTCTAAAAGCGTATAAGTTTTATGGAATATTTCCAACCGCTGTTAGCGCTATTGATCTATCCTATGATTCTTCAGATTCTATCGAAGAATTTACTGTAGACCTACAAGTACAGTGGTGGGATGCATTGGATTCTACTGGTACAACACAGTTGGGTACTGATCCTCAAGTTCTGAACCCTCTATAAATAGTACAAATAGAGTTAATATTTGAATAATGCCTAAATTATTTGGTTTTAAAATCCAAGATTCGGAGGACGATAGATCAAAAAAATCTATCGTCTCTCCTGTTCCGGAGAATCAAGAAGATTCTTCGGACTTTTATGTGTCTAGTGGATTTTATGGACAGTATGTTGACATTGAGGGAGTATATAAATCTGAGTATGATTTAATTAAAAGATATCGTGAGATGGCTATTCACCCAGAGGTTGATGGAGCCATTGAAGATATTATTAATGAAGCAATCGTATCCGATCAAAATGACTCTCCTGTTCAAATTGATTTACAAAATGTTCCTGCTTCGGATAAATTAAAATCAATTATCAGAGATGAATTTAAGTATATTAAAGAAATTTTAGACTTTGATAAAAGATGCCATGAAATTTTAAGGAATTGGTATGTTGATGGTAGAATTTATTATCATAAAGTAATTGATTTAGAGAAACCAGAAGAAGGGATCAAAGAAATAAGATATATTGATCCTATGAAAATTAAACTGGTAAGGAAAATTAAGAAAAATGGTAAACATGTATTGAATCCATCCTTTTCAGTCACTGATGGAAGGGCTGCAAATGGAAACATG